CGAAGGTGGTGGGGTATTTATTGGCCATCACTGAATTTTTCTTGCAATGCGTGCTCAAGCCCCAAAGCAGATTTGACGGCTACTTTTGGAATGATTCCACAACGGCGCATCCTTACAATTTTCCGATAAATAGTAGAGCGCCCTTTCTGGAGTTTGTCAGCCATCTCATAGCCGTTGAGGCCGCGCATGTACATGTCGAAAATTTCTTTCCAGTCAGGCCGCAACTCAAGCAATTGCCTTTGTTCGTCGCAGGTCAGCAAAGCCTCCGGGTGATAATCACCGTGCGGCCTCACGGTATAAGCGGCGGAACTGTAAAACCCATGACGGCGGATAGAGGGAAGCACTTCATGAGCAACCCAGCGCTTGAATGGCTTTGCTTCGGGCTTTCGGCTACCCAAAACCAAAGTGTAAAGACCCGGCTCATTCACAATTGATACCTCCTGAATACCGCCAAGGGTGTTAATTGAAATAACACCCTTTTCGTCATCATCCAGTCTTTGAAGTGTATTGTGAGTATTACCAAGATCGAGCGCTGCCCCACACCGCCGCCCAAACTGGGTGCGCGTGTTGACGGACGTGAAAATGGCCGCATTGCTGGCGGCCTGTCCGCCTATTCTCCGGGCTTTCAATCCCGGCTGCCCATGTGGGGCAGCGGGTGAAGCATACGCCCGGAGCTTTGTTGCTGTCAAATTCATTACGCCGCCACCTCTGCCGCGCCCTTAAGCAGCGCGCCGACCATCTTGTCCACTTCGCTGTCGGTGGACGCGACAAACACCACGTCGGTGTCGCTGGTGATGGTGACGCCGATCTTCTTGATCTGCTCGGCGGTGAGGTTGTTGATCGCCTCCTTGGAGGGCTTTTCCTCGGTAACGATCAGCGTGTCGGCCAGTTCGGGCAGGTGCCTGCGGATCAGCTTGATTGTCTGGTCTGCATCACCGAACTCGATCTTGCCTTTTTCCTTGCGATATCCGGCTTTGATGCCGTAGAAGATGACGCTCTTCGGTTTGACGAAAAGCGTCGGAGATTTCTCGACCAGGGCGCGCAGTTCCTCGCTGGTCTCTGCGGCCTTGTTCACTGCGGCCTTGAGCTTGGTCATGTGGCTGCGCTTGAGGGCTTCGATGCCGTCCCGCAGCGCGGTGACGATTTCGCTGAGCTTTTCGCGTGCCTGGGCGTGGGCTTTGGCTTTCGCTTCGATTTGTTCCATTGTTGGCATGGTGCGTTCTCCTGGTTAAGTGGTTAAGTGGGTAAGTGAAGCTGGCCGAGCAGGTCGGTCAGCGGGATCTTGCTCAGTAGTGATTCCTTGTGCAGTTCATGCAGCGCGCGGCTGCGGTGGTATTTGCAGGTAGCCACAACTTCGGCGGGGTTTTCGGCGATGTAGTAGCCGGTAGAGGGATGGCTGCACAGCGCGACACCATCATTGATGAGTTGCGTGGTCAATTTGCGGATGCGGCGCTCTTCGCAGCCGAGTTGCGTCGCAAGCGCCTTGACGCCGATGCCGTTGCCCTTGCCGATGTGGCGCGTGAGCACGTTTAAAAGCTGGCTAGCTGTTGCCATCATTACCTCCTGTGGGTTTGGATTTGCCGATTGCGGCGAGCACGTCGGCTGGCATCCGGGTGCGCGGTTTGGGTGGTGTAGGAGCGTGCCCTGCACGCGATTCATTTGGTTCGCGCGCAGGGCACGCTCCTACCGGCGTACGCCCCGCCAGCCGGTCTTCGTGTTGCATCTCCGCCCGGCCTTCGGCCTTGTTGCCGTAGCCTTCGATGATGGCGAACAGGTAGCCGTGGCTCTTGAGCGGCAGGGTGAGGTTGTCGCGCTTGACGATCATCTCGTTCAGCGCCATCGCCCAGTATTCCTGCGGGGCAGACCAGATGCGGCCATTGCGCTCGATCTTGGCAGCGGCGATCAACGGCAGTAGTTCATTGAGCAGGTTGGCCACGCGGTCGAAGGAAAGCTGGCGCTGCGCCGGACGGAATAGCGCGAGGTACTGCACCATCAGCTTGCCCAGCGGCGCAGGCATGGCCAGCGCGGCCATCACCGCCTCGCGTGCGCCCTCGTTGCCGAGCAGCGCATCGAGGCTGGAGAGTGAGCCGCAGGCCGGGCAGGAGAGTTTCATGCAGGCGCTCCCGATCCAAGCTGTACACGATGCAGGAAGGCATGAAGCCGCGCGGTTTGAGCGGGGTTGAGGGTGTACATTTCGTCATCGATGCCAAGGTGCAGGTAGTTATCATCGGACAGCATCATGGTGAACTGGTGATCGCTCAGCGCGGGTGCAGCGGATTTCGATAATGGCGCTTTTGTGTCTTTTTCAACATGAGCGGCAGGCGTTTCCGCTGGCGGCGGATCGCCGCGCAGTTCTGCCGCTTCTTTCCCGGTGACTACTTTGCCGACTGCGGCTTTTCTGGCTGGCTTAGCCGGTGCTGTCGGCTTGGTCTGCGGCTGGCTCACGCCGGTGTTGAGGTGGTAGGTGTAATTGCCGCGCTCGCCTTCCGTGCGGATTTTTTTAGAGGTATGAGTTAAATTCAGAATCGTTTTATTGATCTGCTTTTCTGTCGCATCAGGGCATTTTTGCTGTGCGTGTTTAATCAATGCGGCGCGGGTGATGCCGGGATGCTCGACGATCTTGTTGTAGATGGCCGTGTTCAGTTCGCCAGGTTGCTTTCCGCCGTGCGGATTGGCTGGTGCGTTCATCGGTGTCTCCTTTTTCTGTTCGGGTTGGTGTACTGCGGTTTGCAGCACTTTTGCAGTATTTGGCTGCACTTTTGCAGCGGATTCCTGCACATCGGTTACAGTTTTCTGTACTTCTGCTACGTTTTTCCGTACCTCTGCGCATGGCGTACTCATATCTGAGCCTGGTGTGCGCAGCGTGGCAGCTGGCAATTGGCGGATATTTTTCAATCGTTCCTGATTAAGTTGCCAAGAACTTTTTGCCGGTTCGATCACGCCGGTGAGCCAGCACAGCGTAGTGGTGATGTCGCCCTTGGTGACTTGCGCCACGTTCACTTCCCGTGTGGATACCAGGGCGTTGATCGCGGCCATCACGCTGACCTTGTTGCCGAACTTATAGAGCGTGGTCACTTCCACCGGCGCTTGGCTGCTTGTCTTGGCCAGCGCTGTGCGGATGGCGGATTTGAGATCAGTTTGCATGGCTCACCCTCCGCGCATTCATCAGGAACGTGATGCCTTGCATCGCTTCATCTTCCAGCGATTGCACGTCGCCAAAGTCGATCTCGTTGGCGCTGTACAGGCCGAGCAGGAAGCCTTGCAGCATCCCCATGCTGCGTTGCGTGGCATCAGCGTCGCTGGCCAGCACCGATGCGGCCATGTTGTTGCGCAGCAGCATCAGCTGGTTGTAGTGCTCTGGCTGAATCAGGCGGCTCATAGGTGTGTCTCCTCTGATTCGTCCTGTGGCTGCTCGTAGGCCGCGTCAATGGCTTTGATCGCCGCCTCTGCTTGCGCCATCCATTCATCAAGCGCTGCGCGTTTAATGAGGTCGCTCATGCAGTCGGTGCTGATCTCGATGTTGTACAGCAGGTCTTTGGCCGTCTGTTTAAGCTGCTGGAACGCGGCCTCGCGACAAGCGCAAGCGTGGTGGTGTGTCAGGCATTGGTTCATGCTGCCCCCCCGATCTGCTCGACGCGTCTGAAGATGCGCGCGCACAGGATGCCGACCGCCGTGCAGTAGGCTTCATCATCGCGCGGCAATACGCCGCCCTGCGCCAAGATCACGGCGTGACTGACTTCGTGCGGCACCAGCTCCGGCATCCGCCCGTCTTGCGGCAGAAAGATGGTGCCGGTATGTTTGCCGGTGCGAGTTTCGCGGAAGAAGGCGTGGACGATTTTTCCGGGCCGCGCGCGGCCTCCCGGTGCTATCTGATACGCGCGGTGCACGTCGAGGATGGTCGGCAGCACACGCACCTTGATGCGGATGCTGTTGTGCGACACGGTGAATGATTTTGCGGCCATCACTGCACCTCGCTTTCATACCAGCGCACTTCACAGCCGAAGCGGAATACGAAGCTGTAGCGGCGTTCGCCGTTCGGGCTGCGCTCGTAGGCACCTGTTGCGCCTTTCAGCTGGCGGCACAACGGGCTAGAGTGGATGACGATGCGCGGGCAGACCGGCCCCGGCTCGACGCGCTGCACGCTGAATCCATTCACCTTGAGCCATTTCACGCATCCGTCTGCCGCGTCTCTGACTTTCCTGCGCTGCTCGGCGGGCGGCAGCGCGGCGGCGCGTTGTTTCGCGGTCGTTTCAACAAGTTCCCAGCTCATGATTTCACCTTCCTTGTCTTTACCCTGCGGCCATAGTCGGCCCAGCCTTCGGCGTAGCGGCAGACGGTTTCGGCATCGCGCTGTTCGGAACTCAGCAGGCGTTCACCCTGCTGAACCGGCGGGCATTCGCGCAGCGCCGAGGTGTGGCCCGCGATGTATAAACCCAGCCCACAGCCCCACAGCATCACCAGACATGCGGCCCATAACAGCGGGATGGAGAGCTGTTCCAGTTTCTCGATCGCCGAGTTGCCGGACGCTTTCCGCTTGAGCGCCTGCAGGCGCGGTGCGTGATCGATCATCGTGGCGGTCATGATCAAAGCGCCTTGATGTCGTCTGCGCCGATCTTGACCGAGCCGATTTCGGCGGCGAGGTTCAGGGCTTTGGTGACCAGGTTGTGGACGTTCAGCGGATACACGCCCAGGCGGCGCTCTGTCAGGCGCTTGCGGATCGCGTCGTAGGCATCGGCGGCGAACACGTCGGTCGAATCCTTGCCCACGCGCTTGAATTTCATCGCGAGATATTCTTCCAGATGCTTGTCTAGCGCTGGCAACTCGGCCACCTCGCAGCGGCGGATTACCTCACGCGCAGACGGGTTGGTATTCTCGTTCAGCTTGATCTTCATTTCCGGCTGCGCGACCATGATGATGGAGAGCAGGCGTTTGAAACCGTCTTCCAATTCCCAGAAGCGTTTCAGCAGTTTCAGCGTGGCGGTAGACAGGTCGTGTGCCTCTTCGATCAGCAGCACGTGGGAGTTGCCCGCGCGGCCAGAATCGCGCAGCAGCGTTTCCGCCATGCGCGCGTTGCCCTCCTGGCTCTGCTTCATCTTGGCATCCGGGTTCAGGTCGCGCACGATGGCCTCCAGGATGTGTGCCGAGGTCAGCTTCATCTTGTCGATCACCTTGGGCTGGATCATCACGATAGGGTGGGAGTCGCGCGCGATGCGGTCGATCAGGTCTTTGCGCAGCACCGACTTGCCCGCGCCCGGCTCGCCGATCACGGCGAGAAAGCCGCCGTGCTTGGCGGCGGAAAGCATCGCCTCGCGGATATAGCGGCTATCCGGGGTGAGAAAAACATCGTCCGGCCCCTGCACGTCGTTGTCGAAAGGGTCGCGGAAAATTCCAAAAAGTTTTTTAGCGTTTGCGGATAGCATTTCAGTCTCCAATGGGTCGAATTCGGGTTGGATGCGGGGGTGCGTCTGGCCTACATGAACGCTGAGCGGGTGGGCGTTGCGCGACAGGTCGTCTTTATCGACCTCCCACACATGCGCGATATCCACCTCGTCCACGCCGTGGCGGCGCAGCAGTTCCTCGGTCTGGCGCTTGATGTTGTCCTGCGAGGTCAGGCGCGGCCAAGTGTTCCAGTTCATGATCTGCGTGGCGGCGGAAAGCGACAGCGGCTTGCCATCGACACCGCGCCCATCCTGCTTGATGGATGCGGCCCATTCGGCTTGACGGATTCCCAGACGCGCGAGCGCACCCTTGAGTTTGAGCGGCATGTAGGTTGCCTCCTGTTTAAGAGCGGTCGCGGTTTTCATGGCATGGTGCCCCGCTGAAATTTGCTTTTTTGGTTTTCATTGATACAATCCCCTTCTCGTTGTTGTTGCAAACGCCGCTGTCGCGGCAACCTTATGGCCGGTCTCTACACCGGCCATAAATCTTTATGGCGTCACCGCACTGCGCGCCTATTCCACAGCTCAATTGCCCTATCTTTTGCAGCACAAGCATCCCTCCCTTGAACAGTTGGCCCTTGCCCTCCGCAGCAGTTACACCAAACAGCCCATCCGGTCGCCTTTGCTGTACCGAGCATGTACATTGGCTCTTGAGTACATGGCACACCGCAAAATGGGCATGGCAATATCCCCTCTATTGGTTTTGGCATCATTTCACCGCCACCAGCTTGGTAACCGTTTCAAACTTCCCATCCAGGTGATCCGCCGCCTCTTGCAGCTGCTCTTCTTTCACCCCCTCCGGATACCACTCAACCAGCAATGCGCGGTCTTCCGCCGTCACCGACCTGCCCAGCATCTTGATGAGGCGCATGGCGGCTTGCGGATAGGAGAGCGGCTTGGCTTCGGCCTGTTGCGTGGGGTTCGGCACATCCATCGCCGTGCCGCGCTTGGGGAAGTAGGACGGCAGGATGGTGTCGGTGATTGGTTTGTAGGGGTCGAGCTCGCCGCCAAATGCCAGACCCTTGCCCTTGCGCGCTTGCGCTGCGCCTTCCAGCGTGGAAGCATTCATCACCAGCATTTCGATGTCCTTGGCGTTGCGCTGCGCGGAGGTATCGGCGTGGCGCGAATACGATTCGCAGATCACCGGCGCGCCTTCGCGGAAGCCGAACTCGTTGCGCTGCACCTTCTCGACCACATGAAAAATCTCGCGGCCATCTTCGTCCGTCATCACGATCTGCGCGGCGTCGGGACGCCACGGGTTGAGCACCACAATCACTTTCTGGCCGACGATCAGGCCGGCTGACTCGATCAGCGGCGACACGTCGTATTCGTCGCTCTTGAAGCTGACGGTCATATTCGGCCTGACGTTGCGGCTTTCCGGTTTTGAGTGCGCCAGCTCGCGGCAGGTCGCATCAGGAGGCGCGGTGCGCAGTTGTTTCTCGGCAATTTGCAGCCACACGCCGTAGCGCGTCTGGCCGGTGCGGCTGTGGATGCTGGTGCCGTTAAACACGCGCATCCAGCGCCATGCCGCCTGGTTGAGTTCTTCCAGGCTGTTCACGGCGATGAATTTCAGGCCGCTCTCGAATTTCTTCTCGACCAGGTCGTTCATCTTTTCCACTTGGCCCTTGGCGCGCGGGTTGCCGGGCTTGTTGACCTGCACATGCACTTGCAGGCTGAGGCACAGGCTCTTGAAGATCGCTCCGGTGTTGGCGCTGCCGGGGTCAACCATCACGATGAACGGCACGCCGTGGAAGGGGTCGTGTTCGCCGCGCTTCTGGATCGCGTGGATGAAGATGTTGGCGAGGTTTTCGCCGCTCTCCGCGCCCAGCACGTATTCCACGTAGCAGGTGCCGCTGGTGTGGTCGGTGATGACGTAGCGCCACACGCGCTCCTGCGCGATGCGGGCGAGGTTCTTCGGCTTGTTCTTGTAGAACTCGTCCGCGTCCATCACTTGCAGGCCCTTGTTCGCCTCCGCCTCGCTGCGCAGGTAATACAACACGCATAGGGACGGGTCGATCTGCCAGCAATAGTTCGGGTGCAGGCTGGCGAGTTCCGTCACCGGCGCGGGCGCGGAGAGCTGGTCGGGATGCAACTTGTAGTGGCGCAGCGCGCGCGACACGGTGGAAACGGACAGGCGGAACATCTCGCCGGACTCAACGTCCACACGGGCGGCAGCGATCTTGCCGTTGGATATGAGCGTTTCCAACGCCTGCTGGATGCCCATCAGGCGCTTGTTGTTGCGGCGCGTGGATTCCGTCAGCACGGACGATACCAGTTGCGCTTCCTCGAACGTCATCACGATCTTGCCCGCATCGTTGCGGCGCTTTCGCGCGGGGCGCACGGACACCTCGTTCAGCTTGCGGTGAAGGGTGGCGATGGACATGCCCAGCTCGTCCGCCACGCGGGCGTAAAACTCGCTCTTGCCGCCGTGCGGCATCTGCCGCGATTGCTGCGAGATACCGACTAGACGTTCTGTGATGGCCGCGCTCATGGTCGCACCCCCGACACGTTACTGGCGCAGCCAGCAGCTTGCGGGAGGGGGTTGCAGGCTACCATTCCCGCAATCGGCGCATTCGCGTAACGTGTCATGGTAGCCCCCTTATTCCTTGGCCTTCTTGGCCGCTTTGGCGATATCCGCTTTTACTTGCGCGGCGGCTTTTTCCTCGGCACCGGGGCGCGCCCATTCGGGCATTTCGTCGCCATCCGGCTTGGCCTTCACGTCGAAGCGGTTGCGCAGGCCGATCAGGGCGCGCTCGATCTGGCACAGACAGCCCGCCATGAACTCTTCGTGGGTACAGTTGTTTTCGATGGAGTGTTCTTCAAGCCTGCAAAAACCCTCGTCAAGCGCGCCGAGGATGGAAGCTTCTGCATTGAAAGCGAGCTGCGCGATTTCGGATCTAAGCTCAGCACCCACTTCGTCCGGGGTGGCGGCGGACACTCGGCGCTTGGTTCTTTCCAACTCTTTTTCCAGTGCGTGTTTCTGGCCGGTCACGTTGCCCAGCACCTTGTCGGTGGCTTTGGCATCTTCCTTTGCTTCGCGCAGCGCGGCGCGCAGCTCTTTGACCGACATGGTGGCGATCTCGTCCAGGTGCAGCTCGCCGGTCTGGCCGGTCAGCTCCAACTCTTCGAGCTGCTCGTCGTCGAGCACCATCATTTCGAACAGCTTGGTCTGGTTGCCGATGGCTTTCAAAAGGTGCGTTGACGCACCATTTGAAAACTTGACCGCTGCCTGCATAAATCTTTTTGATACTGTATGGTCAATCCCCAGCACATCCAGACGCGACATGAAGTTGCCGTGCCCGCAGGCCGTTTTAAGCACCGCCAGCCCGCGCCCGACTTCGAGGCAAGCTTCCACGCTGCGGCGCATGTTGGCGCTGATGTCGCGCTGGATCAGGTCGGGGTCGGTGCAGTCGGCGGGCAACTGGTAGCCGATCTGCGCGGCCACGGCGCGCACGGTGGTTTCCAGTTGGGTGTTAAACGTCACCAGCTCCTGCGTGGCCTGATCGGCCTCGGCGAGGCGTTTTTCGCTGAATCCGGATTCGGCTGATTTGAGTTCTTTGCTTTTTGCGGTGCGTCCCATTTAAATCTCCCTGGTAGGTCGGGCTATGCCCGACTCTGTTTATAAATGTCGGGCATAGCCCGACCTACGAAAACCGTTAGGTGCGGGTAAAGTTGTGTTTGATCTCGGCGATATGCCGCTCGGCTTTGTCGATGTCGGCCAGCACGCGCCCGAATACCTGCCCCATCTTTGCGGTCGGGTGGAAATGGCCGGTGGCTTCGTCCTTGCGCGCCCAGCCCCTGTCTATCAGGCTGCGCATCAGCACGGTGACGTTGGAGGGCGACAACCCCACTCCCTTGGCCAGAGCAGTGTTAGATGCGCCATGCACGACGCACCCGGACAGGGCATCGGCTAGGTCGAGGATTTTTTCCGCCGAGGTACGGTCGTTTTTTAGGCGGCTCATTGCTTGCCTCCGTCCAGATCAAGGCTCGGCTGCGCGTGCTGCTCCACGTTGCCGTGGTGCCATGCGAGGCTTTCAAGCGTGGTCATGACGTTGTCGAGCGTTTGCTGCACCTCTTTATTGCCCTCGTAGAATCCTGAAAGCGAGCTGAATGCGTCGGCAAACTTCTGGTGCAGCTCGGCCAGCTCGGTTTTGCTGACGGCGCGTCCCGTGGGGATTTTCACCAGCATGTTGCCGCCCGAGTGGGCCAGCCAGCGGCTGATGAAGTTGCAGCCGCAGGCGTGCTCAAAAGCGCGCACGCTGCGCAGCGGCATGTTGCCGCCCTCGATCCATTTGTAGATTGCCCACTTGTTGGATAGCCCCATCAGGTCGGCGATGCCGTCCACGGAGCGGTTGTAAACTTCTCGGGCGTGTGTAATTGATAGCTCCATCGCCTGTTGCAGGCTGGATGGGTGAACCTTGTTCCAATTCTTGCGTGACACTTGCTTCCCCTTTTCGTTGGTTATTCCGGTACTTCCAAACAAATATCTTTTTTGCTGCTATGCAAAGGTGTTGCTGTGCGTTAAATTGCTGCCATAAACAAAACGGAGGCGATCATGAGCGACTCAGAATTGAGACAAGAAATCGTGCGGCTGCATGCCGAAATTGACGCAGTCGATGATTGGGCGAACGGGATTTTTCAGATGCTGGTTCAGGTGCTGCCGCTTCTGGTGCGCGATCATCCAAACGCGAAGAAAGTTCAGCACCTGCTGCGGGAGTCTGATACCCGTTTCGAGGAGCTGATGGCGCACCCTGAGCGCGCAGAAGAGGGTGAACCTGCCGGCCTGTATGAGGCGCGCAAGATGATGTATCGGTATATGGAATTGCTTGGCGTTTGGTCGGATGTTGATCCTGCTGAAGCGAAGCTACGTGTACCTTCGCGAGTGCGACGGCATCGCGGTGGCTGAGCAGCGCCTTGCCATTGGCGCGGCGGCTTTCGTGTACGAGTGCGGAAACGATTTGCATGGTGGCTCCTAAGCGGCGAGTTTTTCGGGATCAGCTTTGAGGCCGAGCTTGACGGCGATTTCGTGTGCTTTTCCGTAGTGCGCTTTAGCTTGGCCGTTTAGCACGCGGTATACTTCGTTACGGGTGTAACCGTTTTGAGTCGCCCAATCGGTGAAGGTGATGCCTTGCTGCCGGAAGCGGCATTTAACTTGTTCGGATGACATGGTTTTGTCCTTTCGTGATGCAAATTGGGTAACGTGGCGAAAACGCGCCGGAACTTGAATAAACCAGCCGCCGACCATCGGAACGGGCGAGCTGAGTACGGCGGCGCGGCGGTCGTGGACGGCGTGTTTGATGCGCCAGAGATCGAGGTATTGGGTTTTTGAGATAATGGCTGGCATGGCGGTTAGGCGGCGAGTAGTTCTGGGTCTTGTTTTAAGCCGAGTGCAATCGCGGCCTTGTGTGCTTCGCCGCGCCGCCCGACGCGCTTGCCGCGTAGCAGATCGAGAACGGTATAGCGGGAAAATCCGTGGTCTCGCGACCATTCTGAGATGTTGACGCCCCGCGCAACCAGGTCGGCGTAAACCTCTTCGGGGGTGCGCACCAGTTGCACTGGAACGGTCTTGCGTTGAGCTTTTATTTTTTTGTGTTTCATGTGGTAGATAACGTCATTAAGTAATGATGTGTGGGAATTATGGGAACAATAGTTCTCATTGTCAAGGGGTGCGCGTGAAAAAAGATAACTTTAGTTCCGATATAGCTCCTCGTATCTCTGAAGAGCGCGTCAGGCTTGGGTTAACTCAAGAAGGTGCCGCCACTGCATGTGGCGTATCGCGCGAAATGTGGGGGCGGTATGAGCGCGGTGGGGCGGCTATAGGTGGTGAATGCCTGCGGGCATTTGCTGTAGCCGGTGCGGACGTGCTGTATATCCTTAACGGGGCGCGCTCTGGGCAGGCGCAGTCAGCGCAAGATTCGCTGAATCCAGGACGTCTGCGTATGGCGGTTATCCTCACCGAAGATGCCGCCGCCGTGCGGCAGCTCACCCCAGAACAACGGGCCGATATGATTTTGTCTTTCTATCAACGCCTATCAAAAGGCGATACGCAGTAGTCGTTTTCACCCAAGGGAGAGCGAGCGATGACAGAAAATAAACCGATGTGGGTAAATGCAGATAAGGTTTTGTTGAACGCCATGCTGCGCAGCGGGAGGCTATGGGTAGCCGAGTGCATGCCAATTGCTGTGCCGAGGGTCAACGTGTGGGAGGCGTGGTGTAAAGCAGGCGATACGATGGGAAGGTTAATGGTGCGGATGGCATCGGAGCATGGTCTAAAATTGCCTCAGCGGCTGGAGGCACAATCCCGTGCGTTTAATGATGCCGTTCTTGGTGCCGACCTGGGAGCGTTGGTATTTCACGATGCCCAATTGCTGCATCGTGCTACCTTGCTAAATATGCGCATCCTCAGTGAGGAAGTGGCGCCGGTGATTTTGGTGGGCGATTTGTTGGGTATCGGAGCTGCGGTTAAAGGGGATGCATCGTTCATGTTAAGAGCTGGGTTCTGTGTCAAGGCGATGGAGATTTGAGAAGAACGCGGGTTAATGGTTGCGGGTTGAATTATTACAAAGGGAGATGGCTATGGCGATATCGAAGAAAGTGGCAGAACGCATCACGGCGCAACTCAAGAAATACCAATCTATTTTGGCCGACGCAAAAGACCGGGATATCAACGAATCGGATACGGTAGTTATCATCGGCGACATGTTGTCCGATATGCTGGGCTACAAAAAATACACCGAAATCACCACGGAATTCGCCATCCGTGGAACCTACGTCGATTTGGCGGTGAAGGTGGACAGCAGCGTTCGGTTCTTGTTGGAGGCCAAGGCAATCGGCGTTGCGCTTAAGGATAACCACGTCAAGCAGGCTATCGACTACGGCGCAAACCACGGCATCGAATGGGTGGTGCTCACCAACGGTGTCATTTGGCAAGTCTACAAAATTCACTTCTGCCAACCCATCGACAAGTCGTTGCTGTTCGAACTGGACGTTCTGCAAGCTGCGCCCCGCAGCCCGCAAGTTTTGGAATGCTTTGCCAACTTGAGCCGCGAGGGTTTCACGCAAACCTCCATGAACACTTTCTACCAGCAGCGACAGGCCACCAGTAAATTCTCGCTGGCGGCGCTGTTGACCAGCGAGCCGATGCTGGGCGCGCTGAAAAAGGAACTGCGCCGGATCAACGCCAGCATCAAGGTGGAAGATGATTACCTGATAACCGTCTTGCAAAATGAAGTGCTCAAACGCGAGGTGGTAGATAGCGAAGAGGCAAAACAGGCGGCAGAGTTTTTGAAGAAATCCGCTAAGGCCGCAGCCAAGGCGAAGCAGAAAGAGACCAAATCGCCATCGGCACCATCAGCGGCGCCAGCACCTGTAGCCGCAGCATCTGAATAAGTAGCGCCCTCTCCCCTGCCCCTCTCCCGCAAGCGGGCGAGGGGAGTTATGTTGTGAATTTTAACCGCCGTTAAAATCCCTCCCCGTCGCGCGCGCGTAAATTCCCGCTATCTAGTCCAGAGCAGCCCCCTATCCAACTTTCCCCCGTAAACGGGAGAAAGGGCAAACGAGAAAGGCGCTCTTTAATTCCGGGGAGTTTCATGGCACGCAAAATAGAAAACATCATCATTCACTGCTCGGATTCTCCGAACGGTCGCACGCTGTTCACCGGAAAGTTCGGCGATGCGCACTTCGTCACGCCGGTGCAGGAGATCGACCGCTGGCACGCGGCGCGCGGCTTCAAGCGGATGCAGCAGTGGCGCGAGAAACAGAACCCCGAACTCACCAGCATCGGCTACCACTTCGTGATCTATACGCGCGGCACGGTGGCGACAGGCCGCCATATGGACGAGATCGGCGCGCATGCGCGGGGCTACAACGCCGCCAGCCTCGGCATCTGCATGGTGGGCTGTGACAAGTTCACCCGCGCGCAGTGGGATGCGCTACGCGACTGGCTGTGCGGCATGGCTAAAGAACTTGAGCGCCAACGTCGTTTTCCCTCGGTGACGCGATTCGCCAACCCCACTCCGTCCGAAGCTATTGCCATCTTCATGCAGCTCAGCGTGCGCGTGGTCGGGCATCGCGAATTGAATCCAGAAAAGACATGCCCGAATTTCAACGTCGCTGATTGGCTGGCGCATGGCATGCAGCCGCAGGCCGATCAGCTTTATCTTGACCCTCTCCCTAACCCTCTCCCGCAAGGGGAGAGGGGATAAACGAGAAAGGCACCTTTTTCCCGAACCAACCGAAGGAGTGATCGCATGAAGTGGCTATTTGTCGTGGTGTTGTTTGTCATCGCAGCCGTGCTCGGCCTTGTTGGTTTTTTGGCCTCCATCGACCCAGAGGGACGTGGTGGCACGCTTGCTGGATGGCTATTTTCTGCTGCCGCTGTCGTGGCGGTGCTTGCCATTAGCCTGGTGTTCTTGTGATGGACCCGGTCAGTATCGCGTTGGGCCTCGCCCAATTCGCGCCGTCGCTGCTGCGCTATTTCGGCGCGGGTGAGAAGTCCGCCGCCATCGCCGAGCAGGTGATCGGCATCGCGCAAACCGTCACCGGCGCGCCGGATGGCGAAGCCGCATTGTCCCTGTTGCAAGCCGACCCGAAGCTGGCGCAGGAATTTAACCTCGCCGCGCTGCGTGCGGATACCGATCTGGAGCAAGCCTACCTGGCTGACCGCAAGGACGCGCGCGCACGGGATATAGCGTTGCGTCAGGCAGGCTTCGCCAACAAGCGCGCGGACTGGATGGTGATCGGCGACGTGGTCGGGCTGGTGGCTTGTCTGGTAGTGCTGGCCGTGTTCCGCAAGGAAATCCCCGGCGAGGTGGTATCGCTGTTGAGCACGGTTGCTTCGATCTTCGGTCTGTGCCTGCGCGACGCGCACCAGTTCGAGTTTGGTAGCAGCCGGGGCAGTAAGGAAAAGGATGTGGTTTTGGGCGCGATGAATCGCGCCCCTACGGGTGAAAAATCGCGATGACACCGGAAGATCGCGCGCAGGCGCTGGAGCTGGCCGAGTATGAGCGCAACCAGGTCAAGGCCATCATGCCGAAGCCTATACGGCCATCGGCAAAGTGGTGCATAGCGCCGGGCTGCGGTGAACGCATACCGGATGCGCGGCGCCCGGCGGTGCCGGGCGTGCAGCTGTGTGTGGAATGCCAGGAATGCGAAGAGCTTTTGCCCTGGCACCGGTCGGACGAACGAACAAGAGGCAGATATGGTTCAAATTGAATTGTTGCAACTGATGGGCGGGATCGCCTCGGTGATCGGCTCGTTTGCGCTGGTGGTGTGGGCGTTCGGAGTAATTCTGGTGAAACAGTTCAAAGAAGGACTGGACGCGCGATTTTCTGTCCAGGATGAAATGCGCAGGCAGCGCGAGAAATCTCTGGATGAAAGATTTCTTGCTTTGTCGAACGAGATCAAGCGGGAGGGCGAAGGCTGGCGACAGGTCGAGCGCGAGCTGCTGAATCTCAAAGCCGATCTGCCGAAGGAATACACGCGCCGCGAAGACACGATACGGCAGGAGGTTGTGATTCACGCAAAACTGGATGCGCTTGCCGCAAAGATTGATGCACTGAGAGCCGGAGGTTAATGATGGCAATTGATTTGGAAAAACAGAAACGCGAGCAGCTGCGCTGGCTGATCCTTGAGACGCTCAATGCGGCACGCCCGATCGGTGCCAATGAAGGGCTGATCCTGCAAACGGTGAGCGCCGTGCAGGGCGATGTCACCTCGCTGGAAATGCGGCGCGAGCTGGATTATCTGGAATCGCGCGAGCTGGTCGAGGTCACTAATAAGCATACGCCGATGTGGCACGCGGAGCTGACGCGCCACGGCGTGGACGTGGTGGAATATACCGTCGAGTGCGATGCCGGTATCGCACGCCCCAACAAGTATTGGTAATCATGGCCCCGCGCTCAAAGATTTCCAAGCTGCCGCCAGCCGTCAAGGCATGGCTGCACGCTACGCTGGCCGACAACGATTGCTCGGATTATCAGTTGCTGTCCGATGAGCTGAAAGTGAAGGGATTCGATATCAGCCGCTCGGCGGTGCATCGCTACGGGCAGGAGTTCGAAGACAAGCTGATGGCGATCAAGATCGCCACCGAACAGGCCAAGGCAATCACCGAGGCCGCGCCGGACGATGCCGGCGCGATGAATAACGCGCTGATCAGCCTGGTGCAGCAGAAGGCGTTCAAAGTGCTGGTGGACATGCAGGAAGGTGCGCCCATCAAGGATATCGGCCTGATGGTCGCGCGGCTGAGCAATGCCACGGTGAAGCAGAAGCAGTGGGCGGCGGAGGTGCGGGAGAAGGCACAGGTCGCAGCCAATGCCGTGTCGGCCAAAGCGCGCAAAGGCGGAGTATCGGAAGACGTGATCCGCCAGATCGAAGATGAAATCCTTGCCATCGCCCGATAACCAACGTGTCCGCAGCAAATACTTCCTGCCCTATCAGGAGGAATGGCTGCGGGATCAGTCGCGCTTCAAGGTCGTGGAGAAATCGCGCCGCGTCGGGTTTACCTACGTGCAGGCGTATGAGGATGTACGCGACGCGGTAAAAGACAAGGGCGGCATGGATGTGTGGTTTTCTTCCGCCGACGAATCGGCGGCCAAGGAATACATCCTGTATTGCGAACAATGGGCGAAGCTGTTCGACATCGCCGCGCGCAGCCTGGGCGAGATTGCGATCGATAAGGCCGACGACATCAAGGCGCTGGTGATCGAGTTTGCCAGCGGCCACCGCATCCACGCGCTTTCAAGCAACCCGACCGCGTTCCGTTCCAAGGGCGGCAAGCTGGTGCTGGACGAATTCGCGTTCCACAAAAACCCGGAAGGGATGTGGAAAGCGGCGATCCCGATCATCACTTGGGGATACCCGGTGCGGGTGCTGTCCACCTACAACGGCAAGGGCAACCGCTATTACCGCATCGTGTCCGACGCGCGCAAGGCGCTGGAAGGCGACGGCAAAAGCAAGTTTCATCTGCACACCGTCACCATCGAAGATGCTGTGGCGCAGGGGCTGGCCGACAAGATACTCGGGCATACAGCCAGCGCAGAAGAGCGCGCGACGTTCCTCGCCGATTGCCGCGAGGCGGCGGGCGACGAAGAAACTTACCTGCAGGAATACATGTGCGTGCCGGTGGACGAAGCCACCGCCTGGCTGACGTGGGAACTCATCACCGCCGCCGAGCACGCGGACGCGGGCAAGCCGGAACTGTATCAGGGCGGCGATTGCTACGTGGGAGTGGACATCGGGCGGCGCAAGGATTTGTTCGTGATCTGGGTGGATGAAAAAGTGGGGGATATCGCCTGGACGCGCGAGGTGGTGAAGCTCAAGAACGCCAGCTTTGCACAGCAGGATTATGAGCTGGACAGGATATTTGCCCGCTACAAGGTGCGTCGCTGCTGCATGGATCAGACCGGCATCGGCGAAAAGCCGGTGGAGGATGCACAGAGGCGGCACGGAACCTACCGTGTCGAAGGCGTGATCTTCACCGGCGCATCCAAGCAGCACATGGCCACGTTGATCAAACAAAACTACGAAGACCACAAGGTGCGCGCGCCGGAAGACCGCGCGATCCGCGAAAGCCATCACGCGGTGCGCAAGATCATGACCGTGGCGGGTAATCCGCGCTTCGATGCGGATAGATCGGAACTCGGCCACGCGGACGAATTCTGGGCGCACGCGCTGGCGATGCACGCGGCGGAGGATACGGTGCAGCCCGCCGCAGGCGCTTCGGTCGAGGCGAACGATGACACTTATGCACCCGCCGCAATGGCTGGCAGGCGGCGCGCTTCGATGTACCGGGCGCGCTGAAAGGTAAATATGAAACTAAATGAAAAAATGATGAAGCCAAGCGAGCAATTTTCGAACCATGCGGTGCAAGGCTTCGCTACCGAACAATGCCCAAAACCAGAGAAAGCGGCGTGTTTCGCAATTGCAACCGGGTTTGGAGGTGGGATCACAAATCGGTGTGAACATCTCACTGACGACGGATGTTGCGTTTATAGCGGCAAGAATTAGGGGGAGTAATGAAATTACCGTTTGGTTTTGAATTGAGGTTTGGCAAAGAGCATGAACCAACGCCGCTGCGCGAAGCCGCGCCTTCGATAGGTGTGACCATCGACGCGGACGAAGACAATTGGCGGCCATTGAGCGGCGATACCAAGCGCGACTTGTCGCCGGTTTCACAGCGGCGCATGCGCGATATGGCGCTGTATCTGTGGGAATCGAACCTGATGGCGAATAGGCTGATCGAGTTGCCGTTGGCGTACATGCTGGCCGAGGGGGTGACGCTGCGTTGCAAGGACGAAGACAACCAGGTGCTGCTCAAACGCTTCTGGCGCGACCCGATCAACAACATGGACATCAAGATCATCAAGAAGGTGCGCGAGCTGGCGATCTACGGGGAGCAGTGCTACCCGACATTCGTGAACGAGCATTCCGGCCATGTGCGGTTGGGCTACCTCGATCCGGCGCAAATAGAGACGGTGGTGATCGATCCGGACAACCCCGAGCAGCCGATCGGCATCGTAACGGTGAAGGACAAAAAAGGCGTGGCACGGCGCTACCGCGTGATCGTGAACGGCGCGGAAGATGTGTTCACCCGGCGCACCCAAGAGATTCGCGCGACGTTCGAAGATGGCGAGGCGTTCTACTTCACGGTGAACGATCTGTCCAACGGGCGGCGCGGACGCTCAGACCTGCTGGCGCAGATCGACTGGCTGGACGGATACGACCAGTTCCTGTTCGGCGAACTGGATCGCAGCAGCTTTCTGCGGGCGTTCCTATGGGATGTGACGCTCACCGGCTCGACACCGGCAGAGGTAAAGACCCGCGCCGGTGAGATCACCGCGCCTAATCCAGGCAGCGTGCGGGTGCATAACGAAGGCGAGAAGTGGGAGGCGGTATCGCCGAGTCTGGGTGCGGCCGATTCCGAGGGCGCGGCGCGATTGTTCCGCAACCATGTGCTGGGCGGTGCGACGATACCGGAGCATTGGTTCGGCGGCGGCGGCAACGTGAACAAGGCAACGGCGGGAGAGATGGGCGACCCGACATTCAAGATGTTTTCGATGCGGCAAAAGTTTTTGAAATACATGCTGGAGAGCATCGGGTTTTACGTGCTGCGCCAGTACGAGCTGGCGTATGACAAAGGAGAACCGGATGCGGAAGATGAGCGGTTCGAGGTCGAGGCGGAGTTCCCCGAGCTGACTACCCGCGATACCGCCGCCTATGCACAGGCATTGCAGCAGGTAATAACAGGCTGCGCGGTTGCGGTGGCCAACAAGTTCATCACCCCCGAGACGGCGATCAGGATCATCAATGCCATCGCCGGGCGGATCGGCGTCGAGATCGATGCGGCGGCTGAATTGCAGGCCGTGAGCGATGAGGTATCGAAAAAGCAGGAGGCCGATACGTTCACCGCTGCGGGTGCGGCAGCCGGTGATGCGGCGGCAGCTGATGCAGCGGCGTAATTGATATGGCGTGCTACCCCTCTCCTCAATCCTCTCCCTCAAGGGGAGAGGAAGCAAACGAAAAAAACCGTTTATGACACCTGCCGAGCGCAAGAAGGCGTTCGAGAAGGCGCGTTCCGCCGAATTGAAGGCGCGCGCCGCGTTGCTCACGCAGACGCGTGAGGATGTGATCGCGCTGCTCAACGAGGCGCTGGCCGAGATCAAGGCGCTGCTGGCCGACCTGCCGACCGAATACGAGATGTACCGCCTGCCGCTGCTGCAAAAGCAGATCGAGCAAACGCTGGTGACGTTCGGCAACAATTCCGCCGCCGTGCTGGCGCAGGGTACCGCCCAAGCGTGGGCGGGCGGACAGACGCTGGTTACCGCACCGCTTGAAGCGGCAGGCATCCGCATCGCGGCAAGCCTGCCCGCGATGGATACGACCCTGCTGATGGCCATGAGCAACTTCATGACCGACCGCATGCAGGATGTGGGCAAGCAGGCGATATTCAAAATCAACTCGCAGCTCGGTATGGTGCTGATCGGCGCGCAATCGCCGGGCGAAGCGGTGAGCACGGTGACGGATATCTTGGGCGAGGAAACGCGCGATCGCGCGATCACCATCACGCGCACGGAGCTGGGCCGCGTCCATGCGGTTGCCGCACAGCAGCGCATGGATCAGGCGGCGCAGCATGTGCCGGGGATGCAAAAGCAATGGCGGCGCAGCGGCAAGATACACAGCCGGGAAAACCACGATTCCATCGACGGACAGATTCAGCCGGTAAACAAACCTTTTGTGCTGGTTGCAAAGAAGGATGGCTTGCCGCTGTTCATGATGCATCCGCACGATCCGGCTGCACCGGCGGGCGAGGTGATCAACTGCGGGTGCATTTCGATCCCGTATATGTCGAGCTGGAAGGTGCTGAATCCCGGCAAGCTGCCGTTCTCCGAGCTGGAGCTGCAACACAATCCGCTGAAGCGGGAGATCGCTGCGGCGGCAAGCGGCCCGGTAAAAGTAAAACTGTTGCCCAACCATGACAAAGCGGTTATCGACGAGCGCAAGCTGATCAGCTACGCGCTGAACCCCGATCATAGCGTCGGCGCTGGCAAGGCGCGGCGCTTCAAGGCGGCGCTGGGTTTCGATGCGACCAACGCGGAGACGTTGACGCAGGCCATCCGCGAACAACTGCCGAAGAGCAAAGCGATTACCGGACTTGCCGACAAGCACGGGCAGCGTTATGCTGTTGACATGGAATTGACCGGCCCGGCAGGAACGGCTGTGGTCAGACGAATTACACGATGTGGTTACCGCCGTTAAGGCGTTGCCCGATCCCGGCATCAGTGCCGGGATGACGGGTGTCGTTGTCGATGTCTATCCGGACGGCGAGGTAGAGGTCGAGTTCTGCAACAGCACCGGCGAGACCCTCGCGCTGATTCCGTTGCGACCTTCGCAAATCGCGCTGGTGGATACCCAAAAAGCGGCTTGAACAAATTCGGGCGTTTAAGGCGCTCAAATACTCCGCGCGTCTGCCAGTGTAGCCGGAATGCGAAATAACCCGCCAAAGGGCTTTATAAAGGCATCAGATTCGATTTTTGCCGGTAGTTTAGGAATCGGTTTACAGTTTCTCCCCTCCCGACGCGCACGCGACCCTGTTTTCTCCCCTGTAGATTTTAACGGCGGTTAAAAGACCGCCGCCCTCCCCTTATTTAAACTGCGACCTGTCAATTCATCAACCACGACAGGAGTAGTGCAATGGCAGCCTCTGATGCTAAAACCGAAATGACCGCCGCTGATGCGGCCAAACTCGTTTGCCGCGTAGCCCCCGCTTTGAACAAGGAAGGCAAGCCGACCGGCGAGACAAAACAAATTGCCGTAAAGGCTTCCGAGGTGCTTTCGTTCTGCGACTACGGCGACCGCGTCGTGGTGGTGACGAACGACGGCCAGAAGCTCACCGGCGAGAAGGCTGCAAAATAATGGCACGCGCCTGCCCCCTATCCAACTTTCCCCCGCGCTGCGGGAGAAAGGGCAAACGTGAAAATCAATAATCTTTTGCTGCCTGCCGCCGGGCTGAATCTGCGCGAAGCGGTGGCGACGGAGTTCTCGGATATTACCGATCTGGTGCGCGGTGCGATTCGCCCAATCATCTACCCGAACTTGCCCGACCGATGGGTGAATGTAGAGGGGTTGTTCCCAGACCGCGTAGTGGTTTGCGTCGATGGACATTATTTTTCCTACCCTTACACAATCAACGATCAAAACCAAGTGACATTTGGCGTACCTATCGAGGTGGTCGAGACATTCGCACCGGTCGGTGGTGCTGCTGTAGCTGTCGCAATTGCTGCGGCGGTAGCTGGTGGTGGCGCTGTGTTTGTTGAGGCGGTAGGCGGAGCGGAAAGCGGCAGGTGGCTGATCCGCGTGATTCAGGCCGGGACTTCGCTGAACGGCGTTTTTTATTCCGATGATCTGCTGCGCGAGGCTGCGCCGATGTTCAACGGTTCCCGCGTGTTCATCAAGTCGGATGCCGAACATATCCAAGGCGACGGCAAGGCGGTGGACAACCTGATCGGGCGTTTGGCCGAGGCGAAGTTCGTCAAGGGTAAAGCAGCGGATACCGGGGAGGTGCAAGCGGTGCTGTCGCTGATCGAGCCGGATGGCGCGGTGGCGGTGAAGATTCGCGAGGCATCCGCGCGCGGTATGAGCGATCTGTTCGGGTTTTCCATCGACGCGAACGGTGCGGCCAAGGTGCAGTTGCGCGAAGGCCGCAAGGTGAAGGTGGCGACCAGTATCACAAAGGTCAATTCGGTGGATTTGATCGTCGAGCCAGGTGCTGGCGGGCGGCTGATTCGCATGGTGGAAGCTGTTAACAACACAGGAGACGATGCAATGCGTACTAAATTGCTGGAAAAAATCAAGCAGGCCAACCCGGCTCTGCACGCGAGTCTGGGGGCGGATGCCACCGACGATCAAATCGAAACGGCGTATCGCGAAGCGGTTGCGGGCAATACTGCAACCGCCGCAACTGCCGCCGCTTCCGATGATGTGGATGAACGTATCCGCATGATCGAAGCGCGCGCGACGATGCGCGCCACGGTGGGCGGCTGTAATTTGCCGCAGCCTGCCAAGGATCGCCTGCTGGCCGATCTCGGTGCGCGCGAGCGTTTTGTCGAGGCGGATGTGACTGCGGCCATCGAAGCGGAGCGCACTTACCTGTCGCGCTTTGCCGAGTCAGGTCATGTGTCTATGGGTGAATTCGGAACCGGTATCCGGACTGAAGACCGTTCGTTGAAGATCGCCGGGATGCTGGATGCGTTCTTTGATCCGGCGCACAAGGATCATCGCAGCGTGCAGTCGTTCAAGGAATGTTACATCGAGATCACCGGCGACAAGCGCGTGTCCGGTCACCTTAAAGATTGCGACGTGGCGCGTCTGCGCGAATCGGCTGGAGCTAATTTCCGCGAGGCGCTGGACAGCACCAGCTTTGCCAATGTGCTGGGCGATTCGATTACGCGCCGCATGCAGGCCATCTATACCGGCATGACTGATCTGCAATCGTGGCGCAGGGTGGCAACCGTTGGGCGCACCGGCGATTTCCGCACGCAGGAAGTTGGCCGCATCGGCGGTTACGGCAACCTGCCGTCTGTTGGGCAGGGTGACCCTTATCCGGCACTGACTTCGCCTGATGACGACAAGGCTTCGTGGGGTGTGACAAAACGCGGCGGAACCGAGCGCGTCACGCTGGAGATGATCAAAAACGACGATATGCGCGTGATTCTTCGCATTCCGCAGGAGCTGTCTTTGACCGCAGCTAATACGCTGTACGAATTCGTCTTTGACTTCTTCCGTACCAACCCGAACGCCTGGGACAACAAGGCTCTGTACCACGCCGATCACGGCAACCTGTTCAGCACCGCATTCAGTGCTGCCGAGTTTGCTGTCCACCGCCTGGCGATGCAGAAGCAAACACGCGCCGGTAGCGGCAAGCGTCTGGCGACTGCGCCTGGAGTTCTGCTGTTGCCGTTCGAGTTGCAGGAAGCCGGTTACAACGCATTCGTGCGCAACCAGAACCTGGACAAGACGTTTGTTCAGACCGTCAACCCCGAAGTAATCACCGTGGATTACTGGACTGATTCCACCGACTGGGTGACCGTCGCGCCGGTAGATCGCTTCCCGGTTCTGGAAATAGATTTCCTTGACGGGCAACAAGAACCGGAACTGTTCGTTCAAGACAACCCGAGTGTCGGCAGCATGTTCAGCAATGACCAGCTGACCTACAAGATTCGCCACATCTACGGCGGCAATCTGCTGGTCGATGCGGAAAAGGGTACAACCAAGGCGGTGGTTGCATAACGGATAAACCGTGAAAGAGGGGGCGTTGCGCCCCCGAATTAAAGCGCGTCCCTGCGCCAATAGAAGAATGGCGCAGGGTGTGCAAAACCAATCAATCAGGAGATATTTGATGAAAACATTAAAAGGGTATTTTCAGGGCGGTCTGATGTTGTTGTGCGTGGTGCTGATGATCGCCTCGATGTCCGGCACGATGGTGTCGCGTGATGCGATCGCCGCGACACAGAATTATCACGGCGTGCCGATTACCACGCTGCCGGTTTATTTGTCCGGCCAGCGCACGGCTAGCGCGAGTTCTGTCGCCAGTTTCCAGGTGCCCGCGAAGATGAAGCTGATCGGCGTATCCGCCACGGCGCGATCCGCCAGCGGCGTGACGGACACGCTGACGATGGATGTGCGGGCTGGCGCAACGTCGGTGCTATCCGCGCCGCTGGCGGTATCTTCCGTGGGTGTTTCGGAAGGGACAATCACGACATCCACTATTCCCGACGAAACGGTGTTGCACGTCGATACGGCGATCAGCGGGGTCAGCCCGGCGTGGAACGACATCAGCGTATTGCTGACGCTGATACCGCTTTAGGGCGTATTGCAATACGCCCCTACGCAAATTCCATTCGGATAAATTGTGCTAACTGATTACACAACTCTGGTGACGGCTGCGGTGCGCGATGACGCATCGAAGCTGTCGGCTGGCGAGATCAGCAGCGCGATTGCCCAGGCGGTAGCGCGGTACAGCAAAGACCGCCCGCGCACGAAGGTGGAAGACCTGACGGCGCCGGGCGGGAATTTGCTGCCGTTGCCTGCTGCCTGGGAAGCGGACTTTTCGCAACTCGGCAGCCTGGAATATCCGATCGGCAATGTGCCGCCGGACATCATCGGGGCGGGCGGATGGGCGATGTACACCACGCCGACCGCGCTGAAAATTCAGGTGGCGGCGGCGATCCAGGCGAATGCTGCGGTGCGGGCGACCTACACCATCGCGCATGTGTTGAGCGCTACGGTGGATACGATCCCGGTCGGCGACCGGGAATCGGTTTCGAGCTACGCCGCCGCGATCCTGTCGGATCAACTGGCCAGCCTGTACAGCAACGACCAGGACAGCACGATCAATGCGGACAGCGTGCAGCACAGCAGCAAGGCGGGCGAGTTTTCACGGCGTGCAAAAGTGTTGCGCCAGCGCTATTTCGACGATCTCGGGATAGATACGAAGCGCAACGTGGCAGCGGGTGCGGTGGTGAATCTGGACATGGCCAGCAGCGTCGGGCGCGACCGGATCACGCATCAGCGGAGGTATCGCTGATGCCGCGCATCACCCCCTCCCTAACCCTCCCCCGCGTTGCGGTAGAGGGGACGAACGTGAAAGGCGTAAGAGCACCATGAATATCCAGATCGATGCGAGCGCGATCAGTAATCTGGGCGAAGCATGGAAGTTGGCGCCGGAGATGGTGATCGAGGAACTGACGGCGGCGACCTATCAAGCGGAGATGCTGCTGGAGCGCGAGACGAAAGAGCTGACGCCGGTGGGCGTGGGTTCGGCGGGCGGGTTGCGCGGAAACATACAGTCGCAAACGCCGAAGGTTTTGAGCGATACGGTGATCGGCATGGTGGGGTCGACGTTGAATTATGCGGAATCGGTCGAGCTGGGTACACGCCCGCATCCGGTGAGCGCGGCTGGCGTGCTGGCAATCGAGGATTGGGTTCGGCACAAGATGGGCATCACGGACAAGGAAGCGGAGCGCGTAGCGAATGCGGTGGCCTGGAAGATCAGGATGCGCGGCACGCCCGCAGTGGGGATGTTTCACCGGGCGCTGGCCTATAACCAGGCGCAGCTCGGCGGGATATTCGAGACTGCTGCCGGGCGCATCGGGCAGCGGCTGGCGGGAGCGGCCTGATGCCGACATTAACTCAAATACGCGCTGCGATTGTCGCGAAGATTTATACCGTGGCGAACATCGGAAATGTACACGCGTTTGAGCGGTTTGCGAAGGGTGAAAAGGATTTTCGCACTCTGTACGAATACAGCGGGCAGGTACGCGGCTGGAATGTGCGGCGCCTCACCCGTAGAGAAACCAGCCCGGCACTGGGTAGATCTCATGTGGTGAACAAGTGGCGCATCAGCGGCTTCATGAGCCTGTCAGACGCGGATGGGAGCGAGCTGGCGTTCGATGGTCTGATCGAGGATCTGTGCGCGGCATTCCGCGCCGACGAAACGCTGGGCGGGCTGATCGCGGGAACGGTGCTGGAGAACCCGAACGTCGCCGGGTTGCAAGTCGAGGATTCTGGGCCGGTGATGTTCGCCGGGGTGTTGTGCCACTCGGCCAGGTGCATTTTGTACACCTGGCATATCGAATAGAAGGGAATGAGAGATGAAACAACCTGAACAGCAAGACGAATTTCACGGGGTCGGCGGCAGCTTCGTGATCGACCCTGCCAGCGGACTGCGCCGCCGGGTGGGCGAGGCGCAACCCGATGCGGAGGTTGCACCAGACGTACCTTTACCCGGCGCACCAGCAGCACCTGCCGCCGCTCAACCTGTTAAAACAACGAGGAGCAAATAATGCCTATCAAAGCCAGACGCAAAGTAGTTTTCTGCAAGGTCGAGGCAACTTACGGCACCGACAGCGTGCCGGTGGCCGCCACCGATGCGCTGTTGGTACACAACTTCACCTGCAAACCGCTCGACATCAAGTGGGTTGAGCGCAACCCGTCGCTGCCGTTCTTCGGCAACCAGGGCAAGGTCAAGGCGGGCGACTTCATGCGCATGGAATATGACATCGAGATCGCGGGCGCTGGCGGCGTGGCCACGGTGCCGAAATACGGCACCGCGCTCAGGGGTGGTGCGCTGTCAGAGACCGTCACCCCGACTACCGGCCCAGTGACCTACGCGCAGATCAGCAGCGGCGAAGAGTCGATGACCAAGTATTTTTATTGGGACGGCCTGCTGCACAAGATGCTCGGCGCGCGCGCCATCGTGTCGCTCAAGATGGACGCGGGCAGCACCCCGATGCTGCACTTCGCCTGGATGGGTTTGTATGGCGGTATCACCGACGTGGCGCTGCCGACTCCGACGCTGACCGGATTCCAGGTGCCGCTGGCGGTGAACAAACAAAACACCACTTTCAGCCTGCACGGCTATGCCGGGGCATTGCGCTCGCTCTCGATCAACCAGGGAAGCGACATGCAATATGTCAACGTGCCTAACCAGGAGGCGATCCGCTTCGTCGGACGCAAATCGACCGGCAGCGTGGCGATCGAGCTGCCGCTGATCGCTGGCAAAGATTTTTTTACCTCGATCCGCGCCGAGACGACAGGCGCGCTGTCCGTCGTGCACGGTACGGCAGCGGGCAATAAGGCGCTGATCGACGCGGCCAACGTGCAGCTCACCGATCCCGCCTACAGCGAGACCGAGGGCGTCGCGATCATCACGATGGGCATGGAGTTCAAGTCATCCTCCGCCGGCAACGACGAGTGGACTTACAAGACACAATAATGATGTAGGGGCGGGTTTCAACCCGCCCGGCAAGGATTGCAGGCGGCTGCGTGAACCGCCGGTGGCCAGACGGCCTCCGGCTTTTTTTATCAAATACGAGGAGCAACCATGTTCAAGATCGAAAAATCGAAAACCGTCAAATGGCCGGTCACGGTCAACATCCCGCGCGACGGCGGGCGCACCACCAAGGCGACGTTCAATGCCGAGTTCAAGTTGCTGGAACAGGACGAGCTGGATGCCGTCATGGAGAGCGGCGGCGACCGTGATGTCGGCGCCGCCGTGCTGACCGGTTGGGATGGTGTGGCCGACGAGAATGGCACGACGACCCCGTTCAGCGAGGAGGCTCGCGCCGATCTGCTGAAGATCCCGTATGTGCGTACCGCCATCATCGGCGCTTATTTCCAGTGCGCCAGCGGGCGGGAAGCCGCGCGAAAAAACTAGCGGACGCCGCCCGGCACTGGGCGGCACGTCCGGCGCGCCAGAAAAATACCCGCCCGCGCAGCGCCGAAGAGGAACAGCGCTACGCAGACCCGGAAGCATGGCAGGAAGCGATCGATGCGGCGGGCGAGCGGCTCGACGGCGGGGGTGTAGACGGGGGGGAAGAGGACGGCGGATCGTTTGCGGTGTGGACCGAGAACGCCGAGACGTTGAGGGTGTTCTTGGCGTTAAACCGGTGCTGGCGGATCGGGGAGCTTAACGGGAAATATCTGGGGCTGGACCGCCCCGCCATCGAAAGCACGCTGCGCTTGATGCAGGTGCCGCGCAAGCGGCAACCGGAAATCTTTGAGGATCTGAGAGTGATGGAACACGCAGCGCTGGAGGTTTTAAATCGTGAGCAGTGATCGTGAGTACGGGATACGCCTGACCGCCGACGGCAAGCAGCTGGTCGGCGAGGTGCGGGCATCGCGCGAAGAGCTGGAGAAGCTCGGCGCCGCGACCGGTAAAGCCAGCTCCGATGCAGCCACCCTCAGCAGCGAAAATAAAAATCTCTCTTCGTCATTTGGCAGCATCAGTTCCATTGTAAAAACCGTTGCCGCCAGTTACGCAGTACTCAACGTAGCGGAATACGCGCGGGAGGCGGCATTACTCAGCGCGCGCTATGAGACGCTCGGCGTGTCGATGCGCGTGGTCGGGAACAATGCCGGGTACACGGGCGCGGAGATGGAGGCTGCTGCCGTTGGGATGCAAAAGACCGGCATCAGTATGGTCGAATCGCGCCAGCAGGCGTTGCGTCTGGTGCAGGCGCATATCGATCTCGCGCAATCGAGCAAGCTCGCCCGCATCGCGCAGGACGCGGCGGTGATCGGCAACATGAATTCGTCCGCCGCTTTTGCGACGATGATCCACGGTATCCAGACCGGGCAAACGGATGTGCTGCGCACCATCGGTCTGAATATCAGCATGGAACAATCCTATGACGAATATGCCGCCACCTTGCATAAATCAACCAATGCGCTAACTCAGACAGAAAAGACGCAGGCCGTTCTCAATGCGGTGATGAGAGAGGGCGAGGGTATCGCCGGGACGTATGAAGCTGCGATGGGGACGGCGGGCAAGGCCATGAACTCTCTTTCGAGATGGTCAGAAAATCTGAAGTTAAAGCTTGGGGAAGTTTTCCTTCCCGCATTAGCAGGTGCCGTATTTGGATACACTGACGCACTCAAGGCAGCCAACAGAGAAGCCGATAATCTCGCTCAACAAGGCTCGATAAAGAAGTTTGCAGAAGGTGTTTTAACTTCAATCGTCGCTCTCACCGCAGCGACTGCAACTTATGCTGGAGTTTTAGCGGCACAGATGGCAACTGGTGCTGCGTCCGCAGTAACCTCATTTATAGCGATGACCGCCGCGCACGGGCAAGCGCTGGCGATCAATGTTGCAATGGCCGCAGCACAGCAGACAGAGTTGTCCATGACAAAAGCGGCCATAGTCGAAACACGTTCTTTGGCCGCATCAAAACTTGCTGCGGCCAATGCTAACGTGGCCGCCGCTGAAATTTTTGTAGCAAGCGCGCGCGCCACTGGCGCAGGATTACATTTTCAAGCGCAGGCAGAAGCCGAGCTGACACTTGCAATGCAAGCGAGATCGGCTGCTACTGCCGAACTTGCAACACTAGGCGCGCAGCAAGCGCGTGTCACCGCAGCGCAATCTGTGGCTGCAACAGAGCTTGCGGCAGCCCAAACGCTTGCCGCCGGTACCGGGTCAATATGGACAAGGGTTTTGTTTGGTACGTCAGTTGCCGCCGACCTCGCCGCCGGGTCACTGTCGAAAATGGCGCTGGGATTGAATGTGCTTATGGCGGCATTTGTCGGATGGGAAATTGGTACGTGGCTAAATAACTTTAGCGAAGTGCGCATCGCCGGGTTGTCATTCGTCGGTGCGATGCTGCAAGGATTCGAGTCGGTGAAGTATGGTGCCCAGATCGCGGCGGCTGCGGTTACATCGTTGGTGCCCGGTTCAGAGTCGTTCGCATCCGCTAAAGCCAAACTGACTGCAGCTCACAACGCGGAATCAGCAGCAATCGAAAAAAATATTACCGAAATGGTCGCTTACGAGCTGCAAGTAGATGGTTCAGCAAAAGCGACTGGAGGTATGGTGGCGAAGGTTGTAGTCCTGGCGGACGGCGTATCAAAGACCGTCTCGGAATACGACAAGCTGATTAAAAAGCTTAGCGGTGAGCTGGTAACCGCGACCGCCGGTGCGGAAGCAGCGCAGCACGGCTACAACAAGGAACAAACCAAGGCGCTGGAGCTATTCGCCTCGCCCGAGTGGGCGACGTATAGCCAGAAGCAGCGCAACCATATCGCTGGCATAGTCCAACAGAAAATCGACCAGGAACAGTTGACCGCGGCGACGAAGGAATATCAAAAAATCGAAGATGCCGCACTCGCGCGCGCCGCCGATTCACTGGCCGCGCAGTTGAACGGCACGCAGTCCATCGTCGACGGAACCAAACAGATGCGCGAACACACCGCAGAAATCGGATTGACTGCCGCCGCGCTGCTGGGTTTGCAAAAAGCGCGAATCGACGATGTGATTGCGATCAAGGAACGCAGCTTGAGCATCCTGACCGCCAGCGGGTTCGAGACCGAAGCCACAAAGACTATTCGCGACGAAATCGCCGCGCTGCAAGATCGCAAGGCGGCGATGGGGGAAGCGTTTAATGCCGATACTACCGCTGCTGCCGCCAAAAAACATGCTGAGAGCGCTAAAAAGTACAACGAGGAAATCAACCGTAGCCTCACCGACGCGCTGATGCGCGGATGGGAGAGCGGCAAGGGTTTCGCGCAAAACTTTATCGATACCGTCAAGAACATGTTCAAGACGCTGATATTGCGGCCAGTCATCTCGGCGGTACTGTCGCCGGTGTCGGGGGCGATCGCGTCCGGCATGGCCGGGCTTGGATTTTCTGGACCGGCAGCGGCCACCGGCGGCACACCGGGCATCATGGGCATGCCGTGGGGCGGCAGCAGCATGTTGGGCGGCGGCATCTCGATGTTAGGCAACGCGGTCGGCTCGGCGGGCATGTCTGCCTTCGGCACCGGCATGGGCTTGTCGGCGGCTCAGGCGGCAGCGGCCTCCGGCGCGTATTCGGCGGCTGGAATGAGCGGCATCGGGTCGGCGCTCTCTGCAGGTTCGATGCTCGGCGCGGCACTGCCGTGGATCGGCGGCGCGCTGGCGGTCGGCTCGGCGCTCGGGATGTTTGGCGGCGGCAAAGGTTATGCGTCCACTACCGGCTACGATTATCAGGGCAATTACAATTCAGCCTCCGGAATCGCTGGAACGGCATACGGACATTCCGCGAATTCACGGGAGTCATATAGATTCGCCATGTCCGAGGCGTCGGTTAGCTGGAACAGGCAGATAGCGGAGGGCTTGGCTCCGGTTGTGGAAGCGATGCGCCGCAGCGCCGATATTCTCGGCCTGGACGCATCGATCGTAGGGCGCGCGGACTTAACGCTTTCCGGGTCTGGCACCTCGAGTGAGTCTGCGATTGCAATGGTGCTTGGAAGCGCGAGCGACCAGATGGCTCGATCCCTGGTTCCCAACATCGAGAATTTCGCACAAGCGAACGAATCGCTCACCCAGACATTCGTGAGGCTGGTGCAGGCCGCCGAACAGGCGCAGGTCGCCGTCGGGCAGGGATTGGTCGGCGGCATGAAGACGCTGATCGGCCTGGCCGACAAGATGTCCGCACTCTACCTGTCCGACCTGTCGCCGTTGACCGCTTCCGAGCGGCTGTCGGCGGCTGGCGGGCAATATGCCACGCTGCTCGCGCAGGCGCGCGCCGGGGACATGGGCGCCGTCGACCGACTCGGCGGCGCGGCGCAGACTTACTTGCAGGAAGGGCGTAGCTACTACGCCTCAAGCCAGGATTACACCGCGCTGTTCTCGGACGTGCAGGGCGCGGTGGGCGACCTGGTCGGCAACCAGCTCACCGACAGCGCCGTCGCCATCACCGAGCTGGCGGTGCCGCTGGATGCGATCGTTAAAAATACGCAAGACCTCGACAAGCGCATCGCCGACCTGCTCGCCGCCGCGATCGCCGCGCGCGCCGAGACCGATGCCGCCGTGATCCGCGCGCAGACCGAAGCAATCGTGCGCGCCACGCTGGATGCGGCGCGGGTGACGGTCAGCGCGCAGCAGGCCGGGACGCTCGCATGATCTCAGATATCGATTATGTCTCCTGGCTGAAGCGCGACGGCGTGCCGCGCGCGTTGCTGGTCGAGGCGGTGGCCTATTCCGGCGGCGCGGAAGTCACGCGCACCTTCTCCAACCGCGTGTTCATCTCCGGCCCGATCGACTCGCCCGCGCACGCGGCCTACGACGACATCGTGATGGGCGCGCCGCGCTTTGCCGCGCAGCTCTCCGAGCTGTTCACCGGCCAGTCGCTGCCAACCTGGGGCGACATCGAGGTTACCAACGAGGGCGGCGTGCGCGATAGCTGGCTGGGCGATGCCTGGGACGGGCGTGCGGTGCGGCTCTATCTGGGCGATCCGGCCTGGCCGAAGTCCGATTTCCGACGCGTGCTTGACGGCACTATCGGCGACATCGTCGCTCCGGCGCGCAACCGGCTCGCGCTGCAACTGCGCGACAAGACCTGGGTGCTGAACGTGCCGATCCAGACCGCGCTGATCGGCGGAGCGACCGCCAACAAGGATCAGCCGAAGCCGTTATGTTTCGGCCAGTGCTTCAATGTCGAGCCGCTGCTGATCGTCGCGGCCACCCACCAGTACCAGGTGCACGACGGCGCGATCGAGGCGATCAGCGAGGTGCGCGATAATGGCGTGTCGGTGGCCTACACCGCTGACGCGGCCAGCGGAACCTTCACCCTCAATGCTGCGCCCACCGGGCGCATCACCGCCGACGTGAAGGGGGCGAAGCCCGGCGGTGTGTACCTGACCCGATGCGCCGAGATCATCAACTATATCGTCACCACCCGCACCACGCTCACCGGCGACGACGTGGACGGCGCCAACTTCAGCGCGTTCGACACCGCCTGCCCGCAGACCCTCGGCCTCTACCTGCGCGACCGCGAGAACCTGATCGCGGCGCTCGATGAGCTGGTCTCTGCGGTCGGCGGATTCTGGACGTTCTCGCGCGACGGCCTGTTGCGGGTCGGGCGGCTGGACGCGCCCGCCGGTACGCCGGTGCTGGAGCTGGTCGCCGATGATATCCGCGAGCGGCAGATCGCCTGCGTGGCCCGCGCCTTGCCGGTGCAGACCTTACGACTCGGCTATCAGCGCAACTTCAGCCCGCAATCCGACGGGCTGGCTGGCGCCGTGACCGAAACCAACCGCGCGCTGTATTCCGCCGAACACCAGGTGGCGACCGCGACCAATGCAGGCATCACCACCACCCACAAGCTGGCGCGCAATCCAGATCTGCTGCCGTCCCTGCTGGCGCTGGCCGCCGAAGCTGTCACCGAGGTCGCACGCCGCACCGCGCTTTACAACACCGTGCGCGCGATCTACGAGGTCGGCGTATGGACTGCGCCGCTGCGCGTGAACCTGGGCGAAGTGGTGCGGATCACGCACCCGCGTTTCGGCTTTTCCGCCGGTGCGTTGGCAGTCGTGGTCGGCCTCGACGAAGAACCCGCGCAGGGGCGCGTCACTTTGAGGGTGTGGAAATAATGGCCGCGAACCTTAGAATAATAGCGATCAATGAGGTGGACAGCGCCACGCTGAGCGCCAGCCCGGCGCTGGTGGCCACGCTGCCGGTGGGCAACCTGCAGGACGCGTCGCGCGCCAAGGTGGCGCGCACCACCTCGCTGTCCACGCAGTGGATCTACGGCAATTTCGCCGGGCTTAAAAACATCTCGGGGATGGCGCTGGTGCGGCACAACTTCACCGCCGCCGCCACTCTGCGGCTCAAGCTGTACAGCGAGATCGACCGGGGCGGTACGCTGGTCTACGACTCCGGTGTGCAGGTCTTCGGCACGGCAAATGGCTGGGGCGAATTCGTCTGGGGCGTCGATCCGTGGGGCGCGGAACTGTTCCTCGACTGGCCGGTGAAGTGGAAGGATCTGTTTTTCGCCAACGTGCAGGCGCAGAGCTTCTCGCTGCAATGGGACGACCCGGCCAATATCGACACGTTCATGCAGGCCTCGCGGCTGTTCCTTGGGAGCGCGTTCGAGCCTGCCACCAACATGAGCTGGGGCTTTAAGTGGGGTTGGAACGAGCGCACCGAGCAGGAGCGCACCGAGGGCGGCAGCCTGCGCTCGGATGCCGGAGAGCCTTACCGCACCGTGCGCTTCAACCTGGACTTCCTGACCGACGGCGAGCGCGCGCAGATGGGCGACATCCTGCGCAAGATCGGCAAGCGCAAGGATTTCTTTTTCAGCGGATTCCCGCTGGCAGGGGGCGCGAAGGAGCGCGATTTCGCAGGCGCTTTCAAGATCGTGCAACTGCCCGGAATCGAGGGGCAATTCGCCAACAACAGCCGCACCGAATTGATTATCGAGGAGACGTAACATGACCACCGCCCTGAATGTTTTTGCGCAGAAGAAAATCGTCGGCAACCCGGACTACACGGTGCGAGACAATGCCGAGATCGACATCAACCAGGTGGCGGCCTCGCGTCCGCCCGCGCCGTTCGGCTACAAGCCAGCCACTACCATTGCGCTGACCTTCGGCTACTACGGCGGCGAGATGTGGGTGGACGGCGTGCTGACCAACATCGCCGACGGCACGCTGGCGCTGACCGCCAGCGTCGTTAACTATGTCGAGGCTAGCCGCGCCGGTGCGATCTCCAAGAATTCCACCGGCTTCACCGCCGGTCAGACGCCTCTGTACGAGATCACCACCGACAGCGGCTCGATCACCGCGATCAACGACCGGCGCATCGGCAACGCGCCGTTCACCGGACGCCTGCCGCTGTCGGTCGCTGGCGGTGCGGGCAATACTACGCTGACCGCCGCCCAGGCGCGCAACGATATTATGGAATTCACTGGCGCGTTGACCGGCGCGCGCAACATCATCGTGCCTGCCGTGACGAAGTCGTTTACTGTGTACAACAACACCAGCGGCGCGTTCGCGCTCACCGTCAAGACCGCCGCCGGCACCGGCGTTGCTATTACCCAGGGCAAACGCGCGGCGGTTTATTGCGATGGCACTAATGTGGTTGTGGCGTCCGACGATATTGCCGTCACCAATATCGCGTTCTCGACAGCGACCGGCGGAACCGTGGACGCGATCACCGCGACCTTCAGCCCGGTGCGGACTTCACACAGCGAAACCATCGAGTTGAATGTTGAATGCGGCGGCGCAAACACCTCCACCACGCCGACCTTCAACCCGGATGGCCTCGGCGCGAAGACTATCGTCAAGGGCGGCAACACGGCATTGGTGGTGGGCGACATTCCTGGCGCGAACTTCCTGGCGCAGCTCCGCTACGACGCGAGCCTGGATAAATACCAGTTGTTGAATCCGGCAAACAGCGTGGCGGATTCTGTTATGCCAAAATCTTTCATAGCGGGGGGAACCTACGCCAACAACGCTGTAGACGTGGTGAACGACCTCGACATCGCCGCAACCGTGTGCCGGGACGCGACTGATGTAAAAAACATTTCAGTCGCTGCGTTAACGAAGCAATCCGATATAGCGTGGGCAGTCGGCAACAACGCGGGCGCGCTGGACACAGGGGCGGTCGGTAATAGCGATTACTATATCTGGGCAATCCTGCGCTCAAATACGGGAGTCACCGATTACCTATTCTCCCTCTCCTCGACCGCGCCGACGATGCCCGCGAACTACAACTACAAGCGGCTGGTTGGCTGGTTTATCCGTAGAAGTGGAGCCATCGTCGCCTTCAACATTTACGAAATTGCGGGCGGCGGCTTGGAATTGCTATGGAAGGTTCCGACGATCGACGTGAACATTGCGAATACGCTCAATACGGCACGGCGCACAGACGCTGTGAAGGTTCCACTGAATTTATCAACAGTGGCGCACTTGAACGTCCAAATATCTGATGCCACCACTCAGGGTGCAGCGTGGATATGTTGCCCTGATCAAACAGACGCAGCACCTAGCGCGACTCTTGCGCCATTGGCAAACATTGCAGACTCCAATGTATCTGATACGGTTGGCCGACACGGCACTCAGCAGATGTACATCAGGACGAGCGCCACGGGAACCGTCGCGGCACGCTGGATCGGCGCTGGTAGCGGGCCGGTTGATCTGTATGCTATTTCAACGATGGGCTTTGAGTGGTCTAGGAGGTAACTATGTTTGTAGGGCGCAGACAAGATGGCACGATCTACGGTTGCTGGATGAGCAAACAACCGAAAGACGACTGCCATGAAGGGATTGAGGAACTGCCTGATAATCACCCGGATGTGTTGGCTTTTCAGAGACGTGCTGTTGTAATAACAGCAGCTTTACCGCTAACAGTGGCTGAGAAATTGGCAATCGTCGGACTAACAGTTGCAGAGTTGAAAGCGGAACTGGCGAAGTGAAGGCGCTGGTGGTCATTGTTGCACCAAATACCAGCTTGGGATTTTTTAGGATGATGATTTAAAAAACGGTGCGACTACTAAAAGTGGTGGAACACTTTTAGTAGCCACCTCCCGCAGAACCATCCTGCGTTTAGCCAAGGCACCGTGCTGTGCACACAGCGTGCCGAGGCTACCACGCGAGAGTAATGATAGAAACGGTTCGATGCGGTAAATGCAGCAGAAAACTGACAGAAGCGGAATAGCGTCAACGATATCCCAAAAATGCGCAAAGCGTTCGCCGGGCTGCACATGGAAAGCGTGGATATCACCTATACGGTGGGTGGTGGAAAGAAGGGGAGTAAGACAGCGGAACTGGTGATCAGGAACTGGTAGACTGGCTGGGTGCGTTTTGCAATGTGCAATTCGTTTGTTGTATGTAAAATTGCATCCGGTTCTATTTATCTCGCTTTTTAGGTTAATTTATCGCGCGCCGCTTCATCAGGTGCATATAAAACTCGACAATATCGGTCAGCATTTCATGGCCAACGGCATCGAGAATAATGCGTGACGTGT